AGAAGACATATATTTCTCCCTTCTCTTCTTATTATGAGTATCTTTATATTTTTCATACCATCCTTTTCTGTCATAAGTTTTATTATACTCTCTAAAATATTCTCTTTTATCTTCTTCTGTGAGAGTATATTTTGGTAAAGATATATTGTATCCATATTGGATAGTATCATAATACTCTATCCAATATCTCTCCCTAATATATCTCATATGTGTATCAACTTCCTCTATAACTCCATATACAAACTTATCTGGATACATTTCTATATCTTCATAGAGGATATTATTACAATGGTTTTTAGTAGAAGGTCTGAAATGTTGATGTATTCTTCTATCTAAGTCTTCACAACTACCAATATATTTTTTATTTGTTTCATAACAATGAATACAATATATGATACACATATCAACCCTCCTCCATAAGAGGTTGGAAGTATTCAAGAGTGTTATTACCATATTTCTCTTTCATATCAAGGTAATAACAATAGAGTTGATACTCCTCCATATCCTTTGAGGAAGGGTTATTCTCTTCTTCCCAAAGGTATTTCTTTATGTTACTCATACAATAACTCCAATAGGTTTCAATAAGTTGTAGGAGACTTATAGAGTTATTATACTATGGTTTTTATTTGTTGTAAAGGTTTCTCTCCTTTGGAGAGAAAGTAACCTTTGGTTACTACTTATTGAATAGTATCTTTAAGTAACTTTAAGTATTACTTATCTTTATCCTCAACAAACCTATTCTACTTATGGTTTGAGAAGTTGTCAAGAGGTCCAGAGAGTATTGAGAGTTTATGGAGTATCTGTTTCCTACAACTTATCTACCAAACCCCTCTCTAACCCTCTCCTACCCCTTTCAGGTTGAGTTTATAGACTTCCCTATTGGTCTTGGTATTACTTACCTATACTCTCCAACTTATCCTCACAATATGTCCTGATATACTTCAAGAGTAACTTGATATATTTCTTCTTGGAGTAGGTTTTATAAACTACACATTCTCCACTTTCACAACTCATTACTATAATGAAACAACTCACAACTATACCAGTCATTTCGTATAGCATACATGCATAGGCTGCACACTGTACATAATAATGTTCGATCCACTTTTCTGGTTTAGGTTTCTTACTTGTCTTGAAGTCAATGACAGCAAGTTCTCCATCATACTCAGCAATACAATCGACTGTTCCTGCAACACCTAACTCTCTACTAAAAAGAGCTTGTTCAATTGCATGAATGTTATCAATTTTATCTAGATCAGGTTTGGCTTGTTTAAAAAGGAACTCTGACAATGGTTGTACTGTCGGAAGTTCCTTGTTTAACATATAGTTTTCAACCAGTGTGTGCATGTCAGTACCACGACTGGTTGCTGCCTTTGTGATCTTGTTTGCTTCATCAACACCAACCCTCTTTCTCCACTTAGTGAAGATTTCTCGGTTGTAGTGACTAATAATCGATGTGATGGAAACTAATTTTTGTCCATCTGGAGTATCATAATACCTTACACCGTCAATCATCTCTCTATCGAGAGTTGGATAATCTATTTCAATGTGATTAAACATTACATACCGAGTTCAAGTTTGGCAATGATGTACTCTTTAACAAGACCACTTCTACAGATATCTTCTGCATTGAATTCAATTGTATCAAAGGATGGCATGTTCGTCAAGATACGCATGAAGTCTGCGATACCATTCCTCTCATTCTGTTTGGTCAAGTCGGACTGAGTTGCATCACCACAGAACATGATCTTAGAATTCTCACCGATACGAGTGATCATTGAGTCAAGTTCGTGGAAGTTTAAGTTCTGGAACTCATCAACAATCACAATCACATTATCCAATGTGGTACCACGAATGAATGATGTAGACCAGAAAGAAATAGTTCCCTGTGCCTTGAGGTTGTTATACAACATCTCAAATGATGCGTCGTCAGGCATCTCGAACATGTACTTGACCATGTTCTTGTATGGAATCTGGTACAAAGAAGACTTGTCCTCATGGTCACCAGGAAGGAAACCAATCTCTCTGGTCGGTACAAGAGACCTGACGATGTAGATCTTCTCGTAGGGTGACTTAGGGTCTAAGACATCCAAAAGGGCGTTGTAGAGGGTGATAAAGGTCTTACCTGTACCAGCACATCCATATGCTACCAGGTTCTGTTGATTTTTATACTTCTCAAAGAAAACTTCTTGGTTTTCTGTAATTGGTTCTACCTTCTTGATATAGTCAAGATTGATTGGCTTCTTTCTCTTCATTGTCCTATTACTCATACCAAATGGAACTGGGTTAGTAGTTCCGACACCTGTCTTTTTCTTTACCGGCATAAAATTAGTCGTAGTGTTTGAGTGTTGAGCCTGGTTGTTTCTTGGCTGCGCCAATCACATCTTTCCAACCTGGATGTTTGGTGTAGATCTTATTAAATGGGTCACCCATTTCAACACCCAAACAAGGAGCGTTGTCGGGGGTATAAAAACGTTCCCAGTCGGGATTGTCCTCACGCCATTGATCCCATGCATGAATACTCATCTGGATCTCTTTCTCTTCACCAGTCTTTTTATTTCTTACTGGATACGTAGCCAACTTATTTCTCCATTGTAATGTGTATATTTATTACCACTCCAGAGCCTCTGAAATCACAGGGAACTGTTCCTTGAAGACATCCTTACAGGAGTTTGCAATGTCCATGTGTTCCTTCTGAGTACCATTAGCAGATCTCAACTCAATGTAATGAATCCATGAGCGAACAGAACCACTCATGTACATCTTTGTTGGAGTGGCGAGTGGCAATACAAAACGAGCACATTCTTTTGCAACACCCACCTCTAACATCTGGTTATACAATGATTGGGCTGAACTAAAGAGAGTGACCATCTGACGTTCCAGTCTATCAACAATCTCAGGATCAAGGTCATCAATACTATTCTGACGGTTCTTTGTGTCCTGTCTCCTCAACTCTGGAAGTTGAATATTCGTATCGAGAAGATTGGTACTCGCATATCGTTGAGAGAACTCCTGGAATGTAAACGAGCGGTGACGCAGGACTTGAGCAGCAAGACCACGGGTAGTCTCAATCTCAAGGGTCATGAATGCTTGTTCAAAAATACTCCAGTGTTGATGTTTGATACAATATTTTAAGAGACCAGCAAAGTTCTCATTGTCCTGATTGTTTGGGTTAGACACACGTGCACAGTATGCAATGTGTTGCTCAGCATCAGGAGTTACTGAGATTAGTTTCGCTTGATTCATGTTTCTTTTGTAACTTTTGTTGTTTACGTTCTCTTTTTACCCTTTGTACATAAAGTCTCTCACCTTCTGTAAAAAGTTCTGGGTGTTTAAGGATGTACTTAATTGCTTTCTTTGTTTTCATGATTGAAGTATGCGTTGAAGTATGCAACGATTCCATTACTTAACTTGTTTCCCTGAGAGATCCAAGTATCAACACACTCATAAATGTCTTGTGTAGAATATGATGTTTCGTTAATATTAACCTTCCCATATCTATTTAACAAAACATTAAGACACTGTTCACGAAGTTTCATTCTTTCCTCCGTGTACCTCCAATCCTCATTCATCATCTTCAAACACCTCGTCGTAATCAGGGAGTGGAGGAAGGTTTTCCTCCGTCTTTACGTATGCACCAGGATCAGAATACACCTCCGACTCCAATGCGTCAAGTAGAAGTCTGAGATTTCTGATGATTAATTTAAGATTGTCTTTTTCCATAAAAAAAGGGGACCTATGTCCCCTAGTCTACCAGATTGTTCGTCAAATGACAAGTATCATTTGCTGTAAGTATGACCACGATAACAGAATGTACCATGTGTTTCATCGGTACCTTGAGTGCACTCATACTTGACACCACGGTATGATGTCATATGAATTTGTGCATCGTGAAGTGCAGATGCTTTTTTGATCTGCCTACGAATCATGTTAAGTGTGTTCATTGTGTTTCTCCTGAAATACTAAGGTTAATTAAAACCCGTTCCTTCAGTCGTTTGCGGTCTATGATTTAATGCACCTTGAAGGAATTTTAATCCTCCTAAGGAAAGCATCTTTATCTTTCTCAGTTAAGTCTGATTGCTCTACTGTTTCCACGACTTCCTTCCATTGAAGGCAAGTCATGTCTGGTTCTTTAGCAAAGAGAAGTAGTTCGAGAATCATAGACTGAACGCTCCGTTCCGCGACTTACTTGCGACCCATAAGGGTTGAACGATAGGGTTATTATAAACCCCATTGAATATTTAGTCAAGTGGTCCGTATTCTTCACCTTCCTTAATGAGTTGGGACACATAGTTTTCTGTCCCATCCATAGTTTTAACAGCAAAGAGACTGGACTTCTGATACTTCTTGATCTTTTTATATTTTTTGACGAGGGCTTGAACCTGATCTTGGTTCATGTCCAAACCTTCGAAGGATACATTAAATCCGTTACTCATTTTCTTTTCTTCTCGGACTTCTTATCACCACCCCAGAGTTTGGGATTGATTCGACCTTCAGTTTGTGTCATGTTCTTAAAATCATTACGGTAGTTGTCCCAATAATGATCGAAGATATCTACCCTTTTTTTAGAAGTTACAATATCAAACTTTGTGATACCATCTTGAAGATATTCAACAAGATAAGCAGTGTAGGGAAGACTCCTATCTTGTGCAAGTGATGGATCACAATCTTGATGGATAAATTTTATACTATCACTCAAGACCGACCACCCCACTCAATATCGGGATAGGCTTTACGAACCACATCATTAGTAATATTGTACTGAGCACCAAGACGTTTGTCTTTTACAAGACACAGGATTGATGCTTCCTCAGGATGAAGACCTTCGAGCATTTGAATAAACATAGACTCTCTACGTGTCTTAGAGAGACCGTCATTACCACCTTTCACAAAGTGATACAGATTCCTACACTCCTTACGAAGTGAAGTGTGGTCAGTACCAAGAGGTGCCTCATTCTTATTGAATGGTACTTCACCCTCAGGGAGCATTGACAGAACACTCTCATCAAAGTTCCAAATCAGAATAGATGTGAGTGCATCACATCGATGTTCTTGTAAGATTTCAATCTTTTTTGCTTTCGTTCTTTGTTTAGATACCAACTCAAGAATCTCATGAACAAATGGGTTGGGAGGTAATTTAGTTTTCACAGTGAAAGATTTAGTTGCCATTGTATGTTCAATTTAGTTTAGAATATTTATTAGATGGTGTCAATCCTCAGATTCAAAGTCCTCAAGACTATTTTCAAACCTAACAGACAAGACTTCATCTGGAATGATTTGTCCATTTTCATCAAACATCTCTGGATGTGTTGGGATGAATGTCGAATTTCTTTCGATTACATATTCTTTTAAAAGATATCCAATCACTCCTCCCACCAAAAGGAACATGATTGAAATAATCGTGGACAATGTAAGTGTGACTGCTAACATCTTAGCTCTCCTTTTTTCTTATGTCGAACTGTATGTCTAAGAAAAAATGGAACTCTCTTCGGAAGAAGGAGACCATCTTTCCAAACTTTACTTGAAAAGTTTTTGGTGGGTCCCTCCTTTTTTTATTTCTGAGTAGTAATTCAAATCCCCTATTCATCTTAGGAGATTCGTTGTCTTTATTTAGAGACTCTTCGTTTTCTTCCAGGTCGTTTATCATTTTTATACCTCTCTGCGTCATGAAGAATATTAGCAAGATAATTTTTAATCTTTCTTGCCTCTGGTTTACCTAGGTGACCGTAACCCTCACGTAATTGTTTGTGAACCTCGTCACTACCACCCTCCAGATACCCTTCAAGGTCCAACACAAGGTTCTTTACCTCAGTGGCAGTACAACTCATCAGGAACTCTTCTACGACAGTTCTAGAGACCTTGCTGTCTTTCAGATATGCATACATGTCAAGCATATATCTACCTTCGAAGACGTAATCAATTGTCTTCTCTACTACTTCGTATAGTTCCTCTACCATTACACCAACTTATTCTCCTTCAAATATTTAACAGTTTCCATGCATCCACCAATAGTTTTACCATTAACTGATACCTGAGGGAAGGTAGAACCTTGTCCAAAGTCAGCATAAAATTGATTTTTATCAAAGTCTCTACCCAGTTTGAGTTCAACATACTGAAGTTCAGCAAGTTGTAATACAGAAACTACCTTGGTGCAATAAGGACAACCGTTCTTTGAGTAAACAGTGAAGACGTTCATAATAAAATTAATAGTGGGATTGAGATAGTTAGAATTGCTATTAGGAAACCCCCTGCCATATTTAACAGGGGGCGTGTACTGTGTTCAGTCATCGTTTTTGTTGTGTTTACCCGTGATCTTTTCGTAGTCATTCTTCATAGCCATAACCAACCATGATGATGCCAACGAATCTGGGCCATGATCGAGAAGATATATCTGACGTTTAGATAATTTCTTTATTTTCTTATACTCTTCTTGCCAAGTTTTATCCATGTATATATTATTGATTATAAAAGTATTATACAATAAAAAACCACCCCCGTAAAGGAGTGCTGTGACTGTTTCTAGATCGACCATTCTTATACAGTTCTCAACTTAGCATAATCAAATACTTTTTGAGGAATATTAATTCCTAGTGCCTCTTCAAACCCCTTAAATCCAGGGGACGAGTTTGCTTCACATATTCGATATCCATCGTTATGAAATAATAAATCGACACCAGCAACATCAAGGTCAAGAACTTTTGCAACTTGAATGGCAAGCATTTCCATTTCGTCGTCAACATCGTAGGGTTCCCCTTTACCTCCACGGGAAATATTGGCTTTGAATGAACCATCTGTAGAGGTACGTTGCATAGCACCAATAACTCTACCACCAATAACAATAACCCGAAGATCTCTTCCTTCCGATTCTTTCACATACTCCTGAACAATCATGGAGTTCTTAAAGTCCAAAGAAGAAATAAGTTCCGATAAATCCTCAAATTGCTTTGGAGTTTCGCACAAGTAAACTCCTGCACCATGAGACCCTGTAACTACTTTAATAACACAGGGGAATCCCACTTGTTTCTCAACCAACTCAGTATTACAAGGAAACCTAGTCAACATTGTTTTGGGGATAGGAAGACCTGCTTGTGCCAGAATCTGGTTAGCATACATCTTATCCTTCGATGCTTCAATTGCTTGAGAATTTGGTAAAGTTGGTACGTTTAATCTTTCAAACTGTCTGAGAACAGATAAGTTGAAGTAACCAGTACCACTCCCAGTACGAGCAAGTACACTGTCTGGGAGAGGAACAATATCATTACGATATCGAATGGATTTGCGGTCATCTCGGGAAACGATCAAGTCGATTTCGTCAGCGAAGACTAAAGAAAAATCGATACCATATTTATCTGCTTCTTCAATAAATCTTTCACGTTCATACATCTCAGTAGTGAGACGATTACCAAGCATCCAAAGTTTCATGAAGTGTTTTACTTACATTAATATTATACAATAAAAAAGCACTCCTGTGTGGAGTGCTGTGACGGTTTGGGAAGTGGTCTTATTAAAGGTTTAGTGGGTTTCCTTTAATAAGAGAAATCCTTATTAAAAGTTAGAGTGCGTTGCCCCTCGGAAGCACTTCCTCTGGAAATACAAACTGCTCATGAGGCTGGTCTACTGGAGCCATCCAAGCACGTAAGCCCTCATTTAATAATATGTTCTTCGTGTAGAAAGTTTCGTATGAAGCGTCCTCCGCCGCACGAATCTCCTGAGATACAAAG